CGCGCAACTCCGAGTTGGCCTTGAGTTCAAACTTTTCGGCCAGGAACGGACCCACGAGGCCCTGGTGGACCCCACCGCGAATGATGTCGATGAACAGGTCACCGGAACCGAGGAAGCCGCGAGCAGCAGACATGGGGCAATCTCCAGAGGGTTGCGCAGATCGTTTCGCAGAGTATATCGCTCATTGCGACATGCTTACTGCGGTGGAATTTCGCACTCAAGGTGCGTGCAGGTTCTCGATGTACTCGACATCGACCTCGACGATGGCGGACACGATCGACAGACCGTCGTCGCGGCCGGCGATGCCGCGGCCGGCAGAGAAAATGTCGCGCGCGACACCGCCAAGGGTCTTGTCGGCAGTGAACACTGCACGCTTGATGTCGCGCAGCATCTTGTGCGCGGCGTCGTTCGGGTGATCGGGGTCACAGGCCGCATGCGCCTCGACGATGTAGCGCTGATGCAGGCGCACGGACTTGGCGTTGTGGTCGAGCACCTTGTCTTCGGCCTCGACCATCACCACGCATGGCACCTGGGCAGGGTCGATGCGACGCCTGCCTCGGTACACCCGCGCTCCGACATCGGTCTCGAAGCCGCCGGCCACTGTGATCGTGGCGAGCCTGGCGGCGATGGCGAGGCCGACACTCTCTGCCGTGCCAGTGGTCATGTGAGTACCCCTCGAAGCTCAACGTCGAGTTCGTGAAGCACTGCCGTTCTCAGCTTCGGCACAGTGGATTCCTCAATCTCGGGGAGCAGGTTGCGGAAGACCTGATACACCGCAGGCCCATACAGTGCCGCGATGCGGCCGCTTGCGTCTCGACGCACGATTCCGATGCCGTTGGCACCGCCGGCCTTGCCACTACGCAGCGGCAGCAGGAACGCGCTGGCGATGCGCTTCGGAGAGCCGCGCGTCACGTGCACGGCGATGCCGTCTGCCTCCTGGTCGGCGGGGATGGCGCGCAGCTTGTCGCCGGTTCGCTCGGTCCACGGCAGCAGCGAGCCCAGCTTCGTTGGGTGAGGCCCGAGGCGGCCGATCTTGTCGGCGATCATCGAGTTCGTCCACTTGACCGGTCGCGTCATCTGCACCGGCTCGTAGTTGCGCAGGCTCGTCTCACCCTTCGACGGCGCACCGGCGCCGCGGAGCGCCGAGATCGTCGCGCTGACGGTGCGCCCCCCCGAGGTCTCCGCAACCGGGCGTAGGCGCATGCGCTCTGCCACGTAGGCGTCGGAGAGGTTGAGCGTGCGGTTGATGCGTTTCTTCGACTCGTCGAAGACGGTGGTGGCTACGGACTGCACGGCCCGGGTCGCCGCGCGCGCCAGGCGTGCCGTGTCGAGCTTGCCCAGCCGGCCGCCGAGACTGTCGACCTCGGCAACATCGACCTTGACGGAGAACCCGCTCACGGTCGACGCAGCACGCTGCGGCAGGTGTAGCCGGTATCGTTGAATGGCGGCGTGTCCACGAGCCATGCGATCGGGTTCAGGAGCACGAGCCCGGTATCGTCGAGCGTGCCCACGTCGAGCGTGTCGCCGGGCTTCGGCGCCATTGACGACAGCATCGTCGCGATGTCCCGAGTGCCGACGACCTCGCCGTAGGTGCCGGTGACCTCGACGCCGCGCTCGACGTGCACCTTGCAAGGCTCGGTGCCACGCAAAAACGCATCCTGGCCCATGCGGACGAGGATGCGTGTCGCAGCGCGAGAGAACTCGCGCATGCCGGTCAGGTCCGCGTGAGCTTGACGATCGAGCGCGGGCGGGTGCAGATGCTGATGGGGTTCGACTGGGCTTCCAGTTCGACGCCCTTGTTCATGCGCATCACTTCCTGCTTGGCGTAGTAGCGCTGGCCCATCGTGTTCGCCGTCTCCATGTAGTCGGCGGGCGCGTAGGTCGTCGAGAACAGGTCGGGCACGCCCATCGGGATCGCATAGGCGTTGTCGGTGCCGATGAACGCGGTGCCGCCGACGCTGCCGCGATAGTTCTCGAATGTCACATCATCGGCGATGCGGAAACCGCGACGGTTGTCCTGCTGGTAGAACTGCCCTTGCTGCCAGTACAGGTACGCCTTCTCCAGCGCAGGGTGCTGCACCAGCGCATCGAAGAACGCATCGCCGCACATCACATGCAGGCCGCCCATCGGCAGGCCGCCGAGTTCGTCCTCGGCCGCGCGCTTGAGCGCGGTGACCAGGCCGAGCACCTTGGTGGCGTCGATGCTCAGCGCCCAGTTTTGGTTCACCTGCGCGACGCCAAACGTCGTGAACAGGTCGAGCAGCACCGTGCTGCCGTCCGAGTCGAGTATCTGCCCCTTCAGCGCGCCCACGCGCTGCCATTCGAGCGTGAGGTCGATGTTGCGGCGCATCTTCGCGAGGCGCTTGTTGACCACGTTCTGCACGGTCTCGACCTCGGTCTCGCTGCCGAAGGCGCGCACGTTCTGCACCTCGTCGGCGTTGATGACCGCCGTCTGCGGCAAGTGCACGGTGTTGATGTTCACCATGTTGCGCTTGTCGCCGGTCACGACCTTGCCCGGCGCCCCGCGCGCGGCAGCCGGCACGAGCGCGATGGTCGTGCCGATCTTCTCGATCGACAGCGAGGTCGTCGAAATGTTGTCGTCTTGGAACAACCCCATGCTGCCCAGGCGCGAAGGCTGGAACGGCATCGAGTTGATCGCCAAGGTGAGCGACTGCAGCGTGAATGCGTCGTTGCTGAAAATGTCGAGGGACGGCATAGTTGGTGCTCCGAGGTCAGCGTAGGTTCAGCGGGAGGCGATCAGCGCGGGACGATCGGCGGGACGATCGCGGCGAGGTCGGCCAGCGCGCCTGCGTCCGAACCGATCAGGAGCGAAGCGACCACCGTGGCGGGGCCGCGCACGATGAGGGTGGCTTTGTGGTCGGCAGCTGCGGCCTGCTCGGGCAGCGTGTTGAGGATGATGCCGGCGACCGCCTGTGAACCATCCACCGCAGTGTTCAGGTAGGGGACGTACTTGCCGGTCGCGGCGACCTTGCCCATCAGCGTGCCCGCGCGCATCTCGGCGGTGCCCTGGGCGACGGTGACCTGCTCGCGACTGTACGCGCCGGCCCCGTTCTCGTCTTCCAGCAGGAATTCAGCGACGTGGTTGCCTTCGGTGAGAATCATGGTGTCAGCCCTTTTGCTTCATGGAACCGGCCGCCCAAACGGCAGCCGACGTGACCGCCGCCTTCGGGGCGGAAGACTTCGTGCCGGGACACGGCACCTTGTCGATTGCGGTGGCGTTCGACTCGGCGACCAGCAACTCGCTGAGCTTGCTGCGCGCCTCGACCACCGTTGCCTTGCTGTTCACGAAGGCGGTGAGCAGATCGCCCTTTCCGACCAGCGTGCACAGTGCCTTGATCGCGCGCGCAGAGGCGACGGCGCTTCGCACGGCCTCCACGTCGGTGATCGCGGCGTCGAGCGCCCACGTCGCCGCGAACTCGGACAGGCCCGCGGCGCTCGCCTGCGCCACGATCTCGTCGACGAGCGGGGACGGATCGTCGACGGGCGGGGACTCGAACAGTGCCCGCACGTTCTCGGGCAGGCGCTCGATGTCGAACAGCGCGGTCACCTTCGCCGCGCCGGTCACCTCATCGGCGAAGCCGAGTTCGACGCACTCCGCGGCAGTCAGATACGAGTCGGCCGACATCAGCGCGCGCACCTCGTCCTCGCTCTTGCCGGTGCGTGCCGCGTAGGCGGCGACGATCGAGTTGTCGATCTTGTCGAGCACGTCGGCGACGGCGCGCATGTTCTCGGCATCGCCGAACAGGCCGCTCGACGCGTTGTGCACCATCATCATCGAGTTGGCGGGCATTTCGATGCGCTTGCCCGCCATCGCGACCACGCTCGCCATGCTGGCGGCGATGCCCATCACCTTGACGGTGATGTCGAGGCCGCTGGACTTGAGGGCGTTGAAGATCGCCCAGCCCTGGAACACGTCGCCGCCGTTCGAGTTGATGAGCAGCGTGGCCTTCGTGGCACCCGCCGCCTTCGCCTTGAGGTCGGTGATGAAGTCCTTGGCACTGATGCCCCAGGCACCGATCTCGTCGAAGATCGAAATCTCCGCGGTGTCGGCGCCGGCTGCCGCAGCTTTGATGTTGAACCAAGATCGCATTTAGCGTCCTCGTGGATTTGACGAGGATTGTGCCAAACAATCCCGGCTTTTTCGCGCGGCCAGATTTCGCAACAGCTACACCCAGGCATTTCCGTTCCACGCCTTCGCCGAACATGCAATCTGCGCAATGCCGTTCCACGCCATGAAAACGGCAGGCTTCCATGCTGCCCCGTCCCACACACGTATCGTCGCCGGAGCGGCCACCGTGCCCCAAGATGAACCCCATGTCTTCCCCCATGATGCCCCCCACGCGCTCATGCCGGCCCCCATGGGTTTGCTTCAGTTCCCGTGCCTGAGATCGTAATTCCGGCGACCTTCGCCACGTCAACCCCGCCGGTGAGCGTGCGCGTCGCGTAGGCCCACACGTCGGCGGGGGTCACCCCGGTGAGCAGCATGGCATGCACCTG